TTATCTTGTTCGATCCATGAATTTAAATCCGGCTCATAAAACGCAAATTTAAACGCGTATTCATATCCTGCCTCTAGCATATTCATCTTTAAATCAAAATAATTGCCGGAGATGTCATAAGAAAGTCTCGTTTGAAGGTCGGAACCGGTTCCATACGCAATCGCCTCTTGGCCATCTATCATCCGAATAACCCGATAAGAAGCGCTAATAATTGATGTTGAGGCTACATCTTCGTTTGCCTTTGTGTATACGGTTGGGCTCCAGTACTTGTTGCGAACAAACAAATTAAACCTAGCCGTTTCCGTAGTTTTATATTTGTTTTTTAAATTTGTTATGTTAATGAAATATACCGGCTCTCTCGTATCGACTTGTGCCGTTAGCACTTGCGGCGAGATCGATCCTGTGAAAAGTTGTCCCGTTTTTGAATACGAACCAGTCCACCATATGTCATATAAGGTCGGGATTGGTGTAACAGCAGAGGTTATGGCGACAGATGCAGAATAAATGCCTGTCGAGACCCACCCTCCTGTTATGGCATATGTGCCATCGTATAATATTAACCTAGAGCCGGAAGGTGTTGTATTTTTGGTCGATCCAGAGTGCATGCTCACCATAATGGAGCCTGTAGTTCCGACACTTGGTATGTCTCTTAGTTTGCCGCGCACATAGTTGTATAGATAAAGGGTGTTTAAGTTATCTGCGGCCGGTGCCAACGAGCTACTGTAATAAAAGTTGCCCCTGTCGTCTAGCTTTGGAGTTGCCCAGCGGGCTTCGATACAGGGGCGTTTAAAGAAATATTGGGAACCTCGTGCGAAAAACCTCTTAGTGTAGTATGATTTAAGCGCTCCGCCGGTATTATTAAGGGTAATCCCGTCCGTGGGATCTTCATAGTATCCTTCGTATGAGGATGAAAACATAATCCCTACACCGTAATTCCCCAGATCGTCTGCAACCCAGTGTTCCACCAACCCGGTAATGTCAATCTCCAAGTCTTCTAGGCCTGTGGAGAAATCTTGCGTGTAGACTGGCGGATTTCCAGAGGCATCCCACTGATCTGAGGCGGTCAAATAATCGCCTCCGATGTGTGTCCACGCTACTGTCTTTGATGCGCGCATCCAGTTTGAGCCTATATTTCCCTTGGTTTTATCTTTATAATTATCAAGATCGAGGCCGACGCCTTCTTCCCACGAGCGCGAAACAGCCTGCACAATCAGAGAATAATTCTCCGGAACCGTTCGTGAATGAGGCGCATTGTGCAATCTCAAATAAAACTTAACACTTCCAGATGTCGGTAGAACACCAGCGGTTCGATCAGAAGAAATCTCACTTGTAGGAAATTTAATCAATATCCTAGAAAGCTCTTGAGAAGCCAAAGCCAGCGAACTGCTTGGAGTCTGGCGCCCATAAATAGAGAAGGTCTCTAAAATATCGGACATACCCATATTCGAGCCTGTCCCTCTTGTAGATAAGTTCCCCTGATAAGCGCTAGCTATAGTGTTATCGGCACTGCCTGTATATCTTCTTAAGCCCATTATCTAATCTTCCCAATGATATCTACCTCTGGATATTTAATCTCAAATATTGCATTATACGGAACAACTATGTAGGAACCATCGGGAGATAAATTATCGTTTATGTTTATTGCCGATGACGAATAGCTGCCAGCTGTCTTGGGATTAACCTTGACTTTTGATACGTCCAATACGCCATCTACCTTTTTCAATACTTCGTATATTTGACTAATGTACAATGGCTCTCCAATAAAGAATGGCTCCTTATAATGATCCTTAAGCGCGTCTATGCACTTATCCAAAACCTCGTATTTATCACTAGCCTGTTGTGGCTTAACAATAAACTCAACTCCAAAGTTAAGGATGTAAGGATCCAAAATATCGACTGTATCATTAATCATTCTATACTGATTTATCCATGTTTTTAAGTTATTTTTTATTACTGTGTTGGCAACAGTCAGTTTACCGGTAATATCTTCAGAGAGAATGTACATATTTAAATTTCTCTTTTGTGAGTCTGCGTCCTTTTGAACCGACACTCTTTTAATGGCCCCAAACTTTGCCGGCATTCTATAACACAGGTTTTCATAGTCTGCCTGGGTTACTGCTCTGTTTTGTGTCGGAAACGTGTCATAAACTCTTTGTTTAATTTCAGAAGTAGACGGGAGCGTAACATCTCCAATAATGGGTTCTTCATTCGTAATCTCTAAGGAGCCCATTATTTCACTAACTTTAACTGCGCTCAGTTGTTGTCTATCGGTGAATTCAAAACTGGTCGAACCGACGGTATTGAGTCCTCCGACCCCAATATTTGAATTTGTCGGGTTTGTTGTCCTATACGTTATAGTCAAAGTAGTATTTGCGGGAACGATACCAAATGATTCATTCTGAGATAATCTCGTTGGATCGAATGTCGTGTCGGTCACATACGTCTTTCCAAATACATTCATTGCTACATTTTGTGGGTTCGCCACCACGTTGGAATCGCCTAGCTTGCCACTACCAAATTGAAGTGTAATCTGATCGCGATCTTGCTGCAATATAAATTTCCTGGAGACCAAAAATGGCTTTATGATGGAGGGGACATTGTCGTTTTTATAGTTGGGGTTGGTTATTTCTTTAAAAATCATATCTTGCGCCAAATAATCGACTTCAAAATATTGATTCCCCTCTGAATCGAATACTGAAAGGACCTCTGAGACGTTACCTGTGGAAAGGGTGGTTCTATAAAATGGCACATAGGCTCCTACCTCTACAGTCTCTTGATCTAACTGGCCAGAGACAACAGTACCATATGTTTTTACAGCGTAGTGGGTGGGGGCGCCGGTGGTCGGATCCACTCTTGCTGCAACTGTTAGATTTCTAGGATCTGAGAAGTCGACATTCTCTGTAATCATGAACAAGAGGCCGGTTGTGCTGCTGAAGGAGCTTCCCCTTTTTAATATCGGCATGTAGGCAGGATCGGGGCCTAGGCCGGTGCTAGACGCTGGTATGAGCAAAAACATTCCTATAGAGCCGAATGTCGAAGGTCGACCAGTGAACTTGTAGCCCAAAGAGCGGCCGTGTCGCACAACGTTTCCAAACTGAAATGCAGTGTCGAGGAAGCTCTCATTAACGTTATAGTCTATGTAAAACGAAAGCTGGTCGCCGATATAGGCCACCGCATCTAGCATCATAGCTCCAAAAGAGGCCTCGCTGAAATCTTGGAAGGTATCTGGATAAAATCTTTCTGCAATCTGGAGCAAGTCCGCTCTGATCGACTCGAATTCGCGATGAGTGTAATCAATCGGTATTAATTTTTTCTGTTGTTTGGGCATTAAAAAAACCTCACTTTAAATAGTGAACTCTAACAAATCTTCGACATTTAAACTTGGAATTGAGTATTGTATATTTATATGAAGTTTGTTATAGTTTATCTGATCTTCCGCAAAATTAACCTCTTTGAGCGTGATGACTGGCAAGTAGATACTTATTTGTTCGAGTATTTTACTCTCAATATTGTTGAAGGTCTGCGTCGAGAAGGTGTCGAAAATATAGGTTTGAATTCCAACACCAAAATTGGGCTCCATCACCCTTTCTCCGGGGTGGGTTAGCAAGAGCATTTTAAAATTTTGTTTTATGAGTGTTCTAAAATCTTTGATCATCTCGAAACCATCACCAGAATCTTTAGTGATTGGCAGTTTAACTGATAGTGATGCCATTTTTTTAATCCCTCATTATAAATATCGCTAATCTTTCTTTTTGCACAGTTCGCCATTCTCATTAAAGGGATTAGATCTGACTCTGTTTCTTTTCCACCATGGTAAAAAGGCTTTTCCGGGGCTAATCCTAAACTTTTCTTTCAACTGTTGCATGTAACCTTGCGCAAGGTTGTCCATTTCTTTCTCGGTACCGCCGAAATCCCGACTTCTGTAGTGTACTTGAAATATTCTCTTCAATTGTTTTGCGGTCTTTCTCAATGTAAGTTGATCCCATTCGTCATATTTCTCAACAAATAGCGATGGCCAAAAACCATGGCGGTCGTTTTCAGCAACCCAGCCGGGAGTATGTTCCATTGTGGCGCCTTCGACGATTGCGATATCATCTTCAACTTCCTTGCCCCACCAGTTCTCGCCCTCTACAGTGAT